CGTTTTCATATTTAATAAATAAAAATAAAAAAATTAATATATTATTTTTATTCTTAAATCGGTCCAACTGGTTCAACTAAATTCATGTTTTTGATGTTGATGTGCCAGGCATAATTATTATAGTAAATATAGATAATAATGTTGTCATCAAATATTAATGAATTTTTACCATAATTATCAGCATTTAATTTTAATTTCATCAGTTTCAATAAATCAATTCCTTTATTGCTTGGAATACTCATTTTAGATTGATTATTATGATCAATCATATAATCATTAATAAAATGGGCAATATCGTCAATGTCAGATAGCTTCATTTTTAAAGTTATATTTAAAATAATGAAATCATTTTTTTGTAAAAATAGGAATAATTTTGATATTAAGAATAAATAATTCCTAATTTAATAAACATATTTTTGATATCAATGGGATTTGTTATTTTTATATTTTTCATATTATTATTTATGATTATGTATTTTACAGCATTTCGAATATAACTATTGCAATTGGCAATTCTGCATTTAATAAAATCAATGGTTTCTTTTCTATTATTAATTTCTTTAATAATATTTTCTTTTTCGTTTTGATTTTTTTTTAATTTATTATATGCAACATCTTGAACCTTTTTATAAGCTTTCATTTTATCTTTGCATTTTTCATTTGAACATTTTATCAATTCCATTATATCTGATATTTGTGTTTTTTTCATCATTTTATATTAAATGAACAAAATATTATTTATTCATCATAATCAGAAATCTCATCATCACTAAAATCATCTTCATAATCCTTGTATTTCTTTGAATAGATTTGTGGTTCAGTATTTGAAATCTTATTCAATTTGATCTTCATATCATTCACTAAAATGAAATTTCGAGTTGTTTTTGCATTAAATCTATTGGCACGAACTGTATTTCCAGTAAAGATACCGTTCTTGTAAGTCTTATGCATTGTTTTTTATAATAATAATTATCATAAAAAAGACAATCATTTTTTTTATTTTTGATTTCTTTTATTTGCTTTAATTAAAAAAAATGAAATCAAATATTTTAAACTAAAAAATACAAAATGTCAATCATTTCACTTGGAATTATGGTTGGTGTTGGTATTATAATTATAGCATCAAATACACCAGAAGCACGAGCAAGACGCCAAGCAGAAATGGAAGAACGAATTGAAAAAGCAATGGAGCCTTTTAAAAAGAAAGGAGAGAAACGCCGATTTATAAATAAATTTATTGACGAAATCCCCGAATTGTCTTATTATGAGGCAGCACAATTGAAAAAGAAATTGGGCAACATTTATTTGGAATGGAATGACGAATGATGTTTTCTATGCAAAAATAACCATTTTTTGGTTATTTAAGGATAATAAAAAACAATTAATTTTTTGTTTTCTTTTATTTGTTTAAATTTTAAAAAATGAAATCAAAAATTTTAAATAAAAATACAAAATGGCTGAACTTATTGTATTACCAATTGGAATTGGTTTTGTAGGTATTTGTGCTATAAATGCAATTGGTGAAAGACATACACATGCAAAACGCAGAAAAGAAATATTTAAACAAATTATAAAAAACAATGAGCCTTTTAAAAAGAAACAAGAGAAACGCCAATTTATAAATAATTTTATTGACGAAATCCCAGAATTGTCTTATTACGAGGCGGCACAATTGAAAAAGAAATTGGGCAACATTTATTTGGAATGGAATGACGAATGATGTTTTCTTAAAAATTCTTAATATAAAATAGTTAATATTTTTGGCTATTTAATCAAAGCTACATTTAAATATTTGTTTTTTCTCTCATAACTTTAAATAATGGTATAATATCATCTGCATCTCCATTATCTATTAAATTTTGATAATGTTTTTCTAATTTTTGTAATAAAATCTTTTTAAGAGCTTTAATTTTAATATCATTTATAGTTTCTTCCATTTATTTTATATTCATAAAAAATATTTAAGAAAACCCCCAAATTATCTTTAAGTCATTTATAAATAACGATATAAACAAATAACATTAATAATTTAAATGTTATCCTAGCAATGATTATTGATGATTATTTGAATTATCAAGATGAGTATCGTGGGAAGTATGGAGAAAATACGGTAATTTTAATGCAAGTCGGTTCTTTTTTTGAATTATATTCGATTATTGAAAATGATCCATTTATGTCAAAGATTTCTGATATTTGTAATATTATAGTTTCTAGAAAAAATAAAGCAATTAAAGAAGTTTCAAGAAATAATCCAGTTATGGCTGGTTTTCCTTTATATACTTTAAATAAATTTGTAACTATTTTAACTGAAAATAATTATACTATTATTTTAATTGAACAAGTTTCAGCACCTCCTAATCCTGATAGAAAAATTACTGAAATTATCAGCAAATCTACTTATATTAGTAATGGCACACCTTCTACGAAAAGTAATTATATTATGGTTATGTATTTTGAGGAAATGAAAGATGGTTTGTTAATTGTTGGAATAGCTGCTGCTGATCTTACAACTGGATTGAAATTACCAATTCTATAAATTCGATTGTTCATCAGAAATGGAATAAATATGAACTTTTCCCAATTATTAAAAAACTTGATTATCAAAATAAAATTCTTGAGAAATCATATGAAAATAATTCACTTCTTTCCATTTGCGAATTTTTAAATTTAGAAAGAATGAATTATGCTAGGGTGAGTTTGTGTTGCCTTCTTCAATTTGCCTATGAACATAATGCAGATATTATAAAAGAATTGCAAATCCCCACAATCTTAGAGCAATCTAAAATTCTTAATATCGAATATAACAGTTCGCTTCAATTAAACATCATAAGTAACAATCCAAATGACAAACCTTTATTAGATATCTTAAATAGATGTTCTACGGCTTTTGGAGGTCGTCAATTCAAAGAAAGACTTCTAAATCCTATCACAGACCCTGAAGAATTGAATATTAGATATAAAAAGATTGAAGAATTGTTGAAAAATAATAAATTCAAAATTATTAATAAATATCTTAATCATATTAACGATTTAGAAAGAAGTAAAAGAAAGATTTTATTGAAAAAATTTAATCCCAGCGAATTTGGCTATTTCTTTAATTCTCTCGAAAATGCAATTGAGGCTTTTAAGGTTGTTGATAATTCTGATATTATTATTAAAATAAATTCTATTGTCGATTATTTAAAAGTTTTGAATTTAGATGAATGCTCTAAATATAATATTGTTGATATTAAAACAAACATCTTCAATATTGGCTATCTTCCTGAAATTGATAAACTCACAGAAACTAGAAATGATAAACTCAAATTTCTAAATTCTATTTGTGATAGTATCAATGAAATTGCTGATGAAACAGTAAGCAAACTTGAGAACAGTGACAAAGACGGATATTTTATCTTAATTACTAAAAAGAGATATGAAACAGCTATGAATAAAAATAAAAATTTTATGTCTAAATTTGATAAAAAAATTATTGGAACCAATAATAATAATCTCAAATTGACATCTAATGAAATTAATGAAACTTCTGTAGCTATTGAAACCATAGAAACCAAAATTCAATCAATTGTTTTAAATGAATATTTGAGTTTTTTGACAAAATTTTTAAATGAAAATAAAAATGATTTGGACATCATTATTAATGAATTAACAGAACTTGATATTAATAATTGCAATGCTCGAAATTCCTTTGACTATTGCTATCATAAACCAACAATCTCAACAACAACTGAAACCTCTTTCATAAATGCTGAAAATTTGCGCCATCCTATTATTGAAAGAATTTATAGTGAAATTGAATATATTGGTAATGATATCTCTTTAAATCAGAATGGGATATTATTATATGGAATTAATGCTTCTGGGAAATCGTCATTTATGAAGGCAGTTGGATTATCAATAATTATGGCACAAGCTGGAATGTTTGTTCCTTCTACGAATTTTCAATATTATCCTTACAGACATATAATGACCAGGATTTGCGGAAATGATAATATCTTTAGAGGAATGAGCAGTTTTGTTGTCGAAATGACAGAACTTCGAAATATTCTTCAAAGGGCTGATAAAAGCAGTCTTATTATTGGCGATGAGGTCTGTTGCGGAACTGAAGCAATTTCAGGTGTTGCTATTGTTTCTGCTGCAATTAATGAACTTGTTTTTAAGAAGGCTTCATTTATCTTCACAAGCCATTTACATGAACTTACAGATATTTCAATAATCAAAGAAAAGATTGAAGAAAATAAATTGAAAATCTTTCATATGCATATTGAGATTATAGATGATTTAATTATTTATGAGAGAAAATTGAGAGAAGGACAAGGATCTAATATTTATGGGATTGATGTTTGCAAATCATTGGATATGCCATTAGACTTTATGAAAAATGCAGAAATGGTAAAAAAAGAGATTTTGGGATTAAATACAACTATTATAAATACAAAAACTTCTAATTATAATTCTTCCATTTATATGGATATTTGTGAGGTTTGTAGAAAGAATAAGGCAAATGAAACTCATCATATCAATTATCAAATGGATGCAGATGCCAATGGAAGATTTGATAATTTTAATAAAAACATTCAACATAACCTCATTACCATTTGCGACGAATGCCATAAAAATGAACATAATGGGAATATAAGTATTGTGGGCTATAAAATGACGAATAAGGGAAAGAAACTAGAAGTTGAGAGCAAAAGCAAGAAACTTATTAAACACGAAAATGATATTTGGTATTATAGGACGAGAAGTAATGCAAAATGGCAACCAACAACAGAAGACGACATGATTTCATTTTATAATAAACAGATGAAAACAACAAAAACGGCAGCGGAAGTTTTAGCCGAATTTAATTAATTTTTTTTTTTCATTTTTATTAGAAGTAAATAAAAAATTGATTATATATTTTTATTATAAAAAGTATATAAACAATGTTTATAACTAGCCTTAAAATGATTGAACCGGCTACAGCATCAATTGCTGTATACTTATTAGCAAATACGAATAAAATTAAGCCTACAATTCTAAGAAAGGAACCATTTTATTATAAAAAAAAGATGTGCAAATGGATAAAGAAAAATAAACATCTAATGTTGGAAGTTGGAATTGATGAATTTTCTGATTTCATATTTGATGTTACAAATTATATTCATGTTCCTGTTCCATCTTTAGCATTAACATTAGCTTTAACATTATATTCGATATTAATAATAATTTTTATATTATTATAAAATAGTATAATATATGAGTAGTAGCAGCAGTGGCAAAAAATCATCTTCAATGCAAAATGCTAAAAAATTAATAAGTAAGGAATTGGCAAAAAGAGAAAAACGTTGTAATCGTAAAGTTGTTTATGAATATAAACGTCCAGATGAAGATCCTTATGATAAATACGATAATCTTGATTTATTCAAACAAGAAAATCCTTTTGATACTAACAAGAGCTGTAAAGTTCTTATAGATACTGGAAAAATTAAAACTGATAAAAATTCTCAATATTTTAAAGATGTTTATACAAAAGCTCGTTGCAGAACTGTAAGAGGCGTTTGGGATAAAAAAACAGTAAATCGCAATAATACTTATGATATGGGAAATTGCTGGGTTGATAAAGATGATGCCGAATGTGGTGAATTATTAAAAGATAGCAAATTTTTACGAGATGAAGATTTATCAAGAGATGAAATAAAAAATGCTCAAAAAACTTGCAATTCTAATGATAAATGCGATTTAAAACGCATTGGAAGTGATAGAATAGATTGTGTTGTCAAATCTAAATTTACAAAAGAATTTAGCGACAGTAAAGCTTCTGACAAATCATCGCAATCACAACAATCATCCAGAAAATCAATATCTGGCAAAATTGATTTTAATAATATGGAAACTTCATTATATAATTTATATAATTCTAAAGATGCTCCAGAAACTTTAAGATTAATTGGAACTGGTAATAGATGTGTTGAAGGCTACACAGAAGAGGCGGAAGAAATTCACGATGATATAACAGATGATGCGATAATAGAAACTACAAATAAAGAAGATAGTCCAATTATTGCTCAATTAGAAGCAACACGAACTGTAACATCGATGCGTAAATATGTAGTTTTCAATTATACAAATTATCTACGCCATATTTATTTTTTAATTATAAATACATATCCTGATATATCAAATCAATCAAATGTGAAATTATTAAGCTTATATATAAATCCGGATCCAAATGCTTCCATGACAGTCATATTAATTAAATTTAAAAATGCATTAGATGAATATATCAAAAAATTTAAAACAAATTATTCTATGTCTCGAAGTAATTTTGATCGTGTTGATAAATATGCTGGTGCGTTGTATGATAAATTTTTCACCTCATATTTTTATAATCCAGACACATATACAAAAGAAGCTTTAGACAATTATGATTATTTTCAGAAATTATTTGTTGAATATTTTATAAAATTATTAGATCCAAATGTTAAATCTGATGCAGCTATAATTAAATATTATATGGGCGATGAATATTCTGATAAAAGATTTGATTTTTTTAAGAAAAGTTATAATCAGCTTTATAATCAATTGAAAAAACAATACCAAGAACAAAGAACCTATTTAACAAATATGGATATTCTTGATAAAATTAGATTATTAAAATTTGATATTGAAAATTTATATTTAAGTTATTTTAAAAATTATTTTACACATGAATTTTCAATGGAAAAAGAAAGAAATCGCCAAATTCATCAAAAATGCATTCGATATTCAATATCTTTAACTGATCCAAGAAGTGAAGATTTTAAATTATTATTTGCCAAACATGCAAATTATGTTCCACGAACATCAGATATGACAGCATTAGAAGAGTTTATTGAAGAATATGATGAATTGTATGAAAAAAGAGATACAGATATATTAAAATATTTTTATGTTTATGGCAAATTTTTCCCAGATTATTTTACATCAGAAGAATTATCATTTTACAATAATTTTATTAAATCAAGAATTACAAATTTAGATCCTAATAATGCAGCTGATTATACTGATCTTGATAAATATATTGATGATAAAAGTAAGTTAAGCGAATTTAAAAGATTATATAATTTAATTGATAAAGATGCAACCACTAATTATGATAATCAAATGAGACAACTTTATAAGAAATATTTTTCTCAATATTTTGAAGATAAAGAACTCAGATCATCATCAACATCATCATCTAAATCTAGTAAATCATCTTATGGACCATTATTATCATCATCTATATCATCACGTCCAGAATATTCATCGCCTGAAGTTATTGTTGCCAAAAATCCTAAATTGCCAACAGTTCCTCAATCTATAATAAATAATATTTGCAAGACTATTCATAATAATAATTTAGATAAACGAGGGATGTTAATTTGGCATTCCACAGGAAGTGGAAAAACTTGCACTGCAACTTCTATAATGGATGGATTTTGGGGAACAAATAAGAAAATTATTTATTGCAGTAGTGTTGAGGCAATAAGCAGCAATCCTCCTATTAATTTTTATAAATGTGCTACAGACTTATTTCCGCGATTTGCAGGAAAAAGTTTAAATGAGACTGAAAAAATGTTTAAAAATGTTTTATTTTTAACTTTTGCCAAATTAGCAAATCGCATAGAAAAGAAGCAAATAAAATTAGATGATTGTATTTTAATTATAGATGAGGTTCATAATCTATTCAGACCTTTAGTTACACAAAGAAAACAGCATCAATATTTAGAAAAATTATTATTATCAGGACCTACACAATTTCCAAATATGAAAGTATTTATATTAACCGCAACTTTAGGTGATAATCCATCTGAAATATTTAAATTATTGAATATTGTCAGAGATACTCAAACTTCTCAATTCTTGGAAACTGATTTGAAAGATGTTGATCAATTCAAGAAGAAAATAAGAGGATTAGTATCTTATTTTGATATGTCTAATGATACCAGTAAATTCCCAGTTGTTGTTTATGAAGAACCCAAATTTATTGATATGTCAAAGAAACAATTTGATGAATATATTAAAAAATATAAGGAAGTCAAAGATACTGCAAAAGATTTTGACAAATTATCAAAACTCAATTCTTTGAATAAATATTGGGCGGCTGCTCGTCGTTATTCAAACACTCTTTACAATCTAGAAAAAGGAATGAAACTTCGTGATTTTAGTGCAAAATTAGAAGAGTTATTATTAGAAGTAGAAAAATATCAAAATGAAAAACAATATATTTATTCTGCATTTTATGAAAATAAAGGTTATGGTGGTCATGGTATTTTAGCTGTTTCTAAGCAATTAGAAAACAAAGGATATTCACGACTTTCACCAACAGAAGCACTAAAAATTTTAAATAATCCTAATCGCGAAACTGAAGATAAGAAGCCTCGTTATATATTAGCTGTCAGCACTCAATTAGGCGTAAATAAAGGTGCAGATTTAGATAAAATGAGAGCATTATTTAATGCACCTTTTAATAAAAATGGCGAGTATGTGCAATTGTTTTTAGCTTCTCAGAATTATAATGAAGGTATCGATTTGAAGGCAGTTCGTCATATTCATATCTTCGAACCTTTAATAACTTGGGCTAGCGATAAACAAACAATTGGAAGAGCGGCTCGTTTATGTTCTCATGCAGATTTAGATAAAGGTGATTGGAATGTACGCATTCATCGTTATATGAGTAACTTTCCTACAAATAAAGTTGATCCAGAAAATGCAGCAACTAGAAATGGAGTATTGGCGGCAATTACGGAATTAGAAGCAGAATGGGTTAAATTAAAAACTGGATTGAAAAAATATACAGCTGATAGCAAAATTATTTCAAAAGAAATAACTAAAGACAAGAAAGCTAAGAAAGATGTTTCCGATTTAGAAGATAAACTTTCAATAAATAAAACTGTTATTGATAATATCAAAGAAAGAATTGAAAAAAATAAAGAAGAAATAAAACAACAAAAAGCTGAATTGAAAAAATATCCGGATGAACTGGCATCAAAAGGAAAAGGACGGGCAAAGAAAACAGTTGATGCAACTGGAATTGAAAATATTGATAAATTTATCTTTGAAAATGCTAAATCTAAGATGCAACACATCTTATCATTATATCAAGCAATGAAAGAAGCTGCGATTGATTGTCAAGTATTGAAAAAATTCCATAGTTCTGGTAATCAAGAGATTACTTGTCATAAATATTAAGATTTTTTTATTTTTTTTATAATTATAGAATAATGACTATATACGATTGCATTATTATTGGGTCAGGTCCTGCTGGATTAACTTTCGCAACCTTAGCAGACAAAAATGAAAAAATTATGATAATTGAAAAAGATAAATTTATAGGAGGTTGTCATAAGGTAAATAGACAAAGATATGAGAATGAGAATTATTTTTGCGAACATGGTCCAAGAGTTTATTTTAACAATTACATAAATTTCAAAATGATTTTAAATAAGATTGGATTGAAATTTAAAAATGTTTTTGTTAAACAACATGCATCATTGTCTAATCTTATTTATGAATTGTCTGTTAAATATAAAGTATTAAATTTTAGAGAAATATGGATAATAACTGTTGAATTTTTCAAAGTATTGTTGGATCCAAATTATGGAAAGAAAATTTCATTAAACGATTTTATGAAATTAAATAATTTCACTGAAAATGCCTTTAAATATACAGATCGTTTTGTTAGATTAAGTGATGGTGGCGATATTACTAAAATTTCTTTAAATAGTTATTTACAGTTAATAAATGAGGCTATTATTTATACACCATGCCAACCTAGACTTCCAAATGATGAAGGATTATTCAATGTTTGGAAGAATTATTTAAATTATGTTGATTTTAAATTTAATACTGCTATAAATAGAATTGAGAAAGATGAAAATGGAATAATAAAATTAACATCAGATGATAATGAAACGTTTCTAACAAGACGACTTATATTAGCTATTCCTCCAACAAATTTATATAAAATTCTTCAAAATTCATCAGAAGAATTGAGAACAATTAATGATTTGGCAGAATATTCCGAGAAAACAGAATACAATGATTATATTTCTATTACTTTTCATTGGAATTTTGAAATAAAAGAATTGAAAGATATTAATGAAAGTTTAATAAATGATACAGATTGGGGAATAATCAAAATCATCTTATCAAATTATATGAAATTTAAAGAAAGAAATTCAAAAACCGTCATTAGCTGCAATGCATCTTATTTAGATAGAAAAAGTAAGTTTTTAAATAAGACTGCGAATGAATGTAAAGATAAAAATGAAGTTATTTATGAAATTTATCGACAATTAAAAGAGATATATCCAACTCTCCCTATTCCAACACTAGCTTTTATTAATAATTATTATGATGGCAATAAATGGAAATCGGGAGAAACAGCATTTATAAAAACCGTTAATTATAATCATCTCAAAAATGATAAATTGAGTGATAATATTTATATTCTAGGAACGCACAATGGAAATGCCAAAGTTCATTTCACATCATTTGAAAGTGCTGTGAGCAATGCAATTGCATTGATAAATAAAATTTATGATAAGGATTATCCGATAAAAAAGGCATTTACGATTAAAGATTTAATAATGCTTATTATTGTTTTTATAATTATCGTCATAATTTTATTTATTATTAATTATTAATACAAATGACAGATAATAAGGATGACGAGGTTATGATATTGATTGAGGATAGTAACGCTGCCGCAGCGATGACCTCAAAATTAAAAGCAGATTTTGTGAATATATTACCAACTACACCTGCATCTAAGGAAGACCGATTATTAACCTTATATGAATTTTCAGAAAAAAATCAGAATAAGGATTGTCAGACAGAGACGAGCGATGTTTCAAATGATATATCATATAGAAGAGATAAATTATTGAAATCTATTAAGGAAAATAAGAAGAAATTAAACACATCATTATATATCATTTCATCTAAATATGATTTAATTTATTTCAGATATAATCGCATTTCATTGTTAATATTGATTGTATCAACTATAACCACATTTATTGAAGCTATAAGATTGACTTTAATCAATTATCAAAATGACACTAAAGATAATCAGATGCAAATGATAATATCGAAAGAGACAATATCATTAATAATAAGTATGTTTTCATTATTTCTGGGAACCTTTCTTACAATTCTAAGTTCAATTGTTAAATTTAGAAATTATCGTGAAAATATGGAAAAGCTGAAAAACATTCATGATGTCTTATTTAATTATAAGATTATGTATAATAAACAATTAGATTTGATTGAATTTTTTACATTGTCAAATAGTCTCACAGTTGAATTATTTGATAAGCTTGTAGAGAATGTGGAGACCATAAATAAAGAGATTAAAGATATTAACATCTTTGAGAATATCAGAATAAAAGATATTATCAAATTTAATAAAATAAAAGCGGATCATGATGTTCAATTAAAGAAATTATCAACGAAAAAGGAATTAGAATTTTTGAAATTGACAATTGAATCAACTCGAAATAAATGTTTATATGAAAAACAAACAAATGAAATTGAAGCCGATATTAATAATCTGAATAAAAAAAAAGCAGGATGTTTTTAATTTGAATAAGCTAAGCCACCCATACCGGATAAGATGCGAAGAACGTTATAATTAACAGTGTAGATATAGATAGTGCCATTAACAGAAGAGGAAACAGATAAAACAGCAGTATCTATGCGGGACATATTGAGAGTGCCAGATGGTTGATGATCTTCAGGCTTGATAGCAAAGGAATAAACATTGATACCATTGTTGAAAAGATTGGGAGTATATTCGTGATGTTGATAAGGTTGAACAAGGCTGAAATAACTTCCCTTGCGTTCAGCAAAACGATCATTGCCATTTAATTGTATCTTGGCTAGTGTGACGGGGTTGCGACCAAGAACATATTGATTATCGGCATTGCGATCAGTGAAATTATTCCAATATGGGTTAGCAACGACATTGGTAGCAGCAGCATCTGGTTTAACAACCCATATTAATTCCTTGCAAGGATGATTGAAGTTCATGCGAATAGTCTTCATTGAATTGGCTGTATTTCCAGTAACAGTGTCAGCGCCAGTGAATTGAAGTTGTTCAATTAGATATTCATGAGATAGCTGTGCAAATCGTCGGCGTTCATCAGTATCGAGGAAGATATAATCAACCCATAGTGCAGCAGAAGTTAAACTTATTTTAGTTGAAAGATTTTGCGGAAGATCGCCAACTGCATTAGTTTTTCCAGTAGTAACAGCGCTGCCTTGAGCATATGTGCTATCATATATATTAAAAGCACGATCAGAATAATTTGCACCTGTATCTATCATGTTTGATGCGGTTTCAAATTCTATATTTATTTTTACTTCGTGATATTGAAGAGCTATTAATGGAAGAGCTAAGCCAACATTGCGACAGAACCAGAATTCGAGAGGAACATATACAGAATAGCTATTTTTAGCATGGAGTAAAATAGAACGATTTAATTTATCACCACCAACCATAAGTTTATATCCGTCACGTTTTCCTACTGGAAGTGATAATTCATTCCATATATATAACCATTCTGAATAATGCTTATCAATACGTTGTCCACCGATTTCTAATTCAATAGTTTTTAATAACTTAAGACCAAAATATGGAACTAGTGCAACAGGATTATTTATACCGCTTGTCGCGTCTTCATTGGTATTATTAATAGTACCAGTGAAATAAACACGACTTATTAAATCACCGTTTCGAGTAACTTGGCAAGTTACACGAGAACCAAATGAAGAAGATCCATTGAAAGTTTGTTCAATCGCTTCTATTGCGAAATTAGTATGACGGCGATAAGCAACTTTAAAAAAAGTAATTTGAGGATTACCAGTTAAATAAACGTCCTGAGCACCATAAGCAACAAGTTGAATAAGACCACCACCCATTTATGCTATATTCTTTATACTATAATAGGAGAAAAAAAAAGTATATAATTTAATTTGAATAAGCTAAACCACCCATACCTGAAAGAATACGGAGGACATTGATACCCGCATTTGTTGGTATGTTCTCATGATGTTGAAATGGTTGAATAAGATTGAAATAACGACCAGGACGTTCATAGAAACGATCATTACCATTTAATATTAATTTAGAAGTTTTGATTGGATTGGAAGGTAAAGCAATTGCTAAAGCAGCTTTGCCTGGAACATAATTTACATTAGTTTGCATTAATTCTTCTTTTAGTTTTTCATAAGTTCTTGGAAGATCGACACCACCAGTTCCTGGAACTATAGTGCCAACAGCAGTTGTATAATTAAACCAGTTAGCTCTCTTTAATGGAGTGCTTTCATCATTGGTTACGAACCATACTAATTCTTTGCAAGGATGATTGAAATTTAATTTGGTTTTTAGACCTGTAGTAGAAGTTATAGCCTCTTGACCAGTAAATTGAAGTTGTTCAATTAGATATTCATGAGATAGCTGAGCAAATCGGCGGCGTTCATCGGTATCAAGGAAGATATAATCAACCCATAGTGTAACAGCTGATAAAGCCGGGGCAGCTGCTGCGAATAATCCGCATTTCTCAGCAGATTCGAAGTTAAGGTTGATTTTAACTTCATGATATTGAAGAGCTATTAATGGAAGAGCTAAGCCAACATTGCGACAGAACCAGAATTCAAGAGGAATATAAAGAGTGTTAGATCCGAGATCTTTTCCACCATAAGCTCCAACCATTTCATTATATCCACGGCGTTTAGATAGAGGCAGAGAAAGCTCATTCCATACATATAACCAATGAGAATAATGTTTGTCAATCTTTTGACCACCAATTTCTATTTCAACATAATTTATCAAACGAAGACCATAATAATTATAATAAAAATCATTGCCAGTTGTATTAGGAACGCTTACTTGTAAATACATACGATTTATTAGATCGCCATTGCGAGATATTTGGCAAGTTACACGAGAACCATAACCTGGAGTTCCGTTGAAATTTTGTTCAATCGCTTCTATTGCGAAATTAGTATGACGGCGATAAGCAACTTTGAAAAAAGTAATTTGAGGATTACCAGTTAAATAAACGTCCTGAGCACCATAAGCAACAAGTTGAAGAAGACCACCACCCATTTATGCTATATTCTTTATACTATAATAGGAGAAAAAAAAAGTATATAATTTAATTTGAATAAGCTAAACCACCCATACCTGAAAGAATACGGAGGACATGAGAGGAATATTAGTATGATGTTGATATGGTTGGACAAGATTGAAATAATTACCCTTGCGAACACTGAAGCGATCTTGTCCATTTAATTGTAATAGACAATTCTCAAATGGATTTACATCTTTAGTATAAATATTGGCACTTGATGAAATATCATATGGAGTAATATTATCAATTATATAACGATTTTCAATTCCACTATTAACAGTAGCAGTGCCATCACTTTTAGTTACTAGATTATTTAGAGCAGCACCATGGCTAGTATCATTTGGATATCCATATACAGACTCTTGTCCCACAGCAAGATTTGAAAATGGTAATCTGGCATTTATATCAGGTATAGTATAATTATACCAGTAAGAATTATAGTTATGGATCTTGGCTACCCATATTAATTCTTTGCAAGGATGATTGAAACTTAATTTGATGCGAGATCCAGTAGCATTTAAAGTTTCTTGACCAGTGAATTGAAGTTGTTCAATTAGATATTCATGAGATAGCTGAGCGAATTTACGGCGTTCATCAGTGTCAAGGAAGATATAATCAACCCATAAATTAGCACTTGATAAACTCTTTCCAGTTTCAGCAGCTTCAGTTCCATTTATATCGGTGTTTGGTTTATAGGTGCAATTTGCGAAAGTTTCAAAATCAATCTTTAGTTTAACTTCATGATATTGAAGAGCAATTAGAGGTAGAGCAAGACCAATATTGCGGCAAAACCAGAATTCAAGAGGGATATATAAAGTAGTTACTCCATTTCCTTCCTTTCCTGTATTGCCAGCAGTAGTATTATCACCATAACTATTATTTAATATATCACGATCAGCACCAACCATAGTATCCCAGGCATGACGCTTGCCAAGGGGAAGAGATAATTCATTCCATATATAGAGCCAATCGGAATAATGCTTGTCTATTTGTTGTCCTCCAATTTCTATGGAAACAGATTTTAATAAGCGAAGACCTAAATAATTAACATAGGAATATGTATCAGGAGTAGTTAATGCGGGTATTCCTACTTCTAAATATGTGCGATGGATTAAATCACCATTTCGTGATATTTGGCATGAAACGGAATTTCCAAAATTTGGAAGACCGCTAAAAGTTTGTTGTATTGCTTCCATAGCAAAATTAGTATGTCGGCGATAAACAACTTTGAAAAAAGTAATTTGAGGATTACCAGTTAAATAAACATCCTGAGCACCATAAGCAACAAGTTGAAGAAGACCACCACCCATTTATGCTATATTCTTTATACTATAATAGGAGAAAAAAAATAATCCGTAAAATATATAAAAGCATAGTCCATTTTTTTTATTATTGTAATATGTTTAAAGACAAAACATCTAAAAAACGATTTCAGAATGTTGATATAACACGTGATTTATCAACATTGGATGCCATGCATAATAAAATAATTAGTAACTATAATCAGAAAATAATTGATGATCAAAATTATATAGATAAAATAAATAAATTAGAAATAAATTATAAAAATATAAATGATGAAATCATAAAATATTATAATAATAATATTAAAAATGATCAATTATATTCCAATTTGTGGAACAGTAATATTCAAATAAGGGAAGAATTGAAAAACATTCAAAATGAGATTACTAATATTAATTATTTTGATGAAATCGAATATTATGAAAATACAAGTTCAATATTATTTAATTATTATGAGATGATAGAAAAACAATCACTCATTTCTTCTAATAAGTATAAGACAAAATCAATTTTAGATTCATTCAATGTTAATAAAGAAGAAAATAAAATTGAAGAGGACGATTTGAAAACAGTTGAAAAAAGCGATTTGGTTGATCAATATTTATCAATTACAAATAAATATCATATCAAGAAAACGAATAATGATAACACAGAGATTTGTATGAAATGTAATATTCCTTTAATTTGTTTGCAGCAAGATGCAATTATGATTTGTAGTAATTGCGGATATCAGGAATTGTTATTAGTAGAACAGAATAGACCAATATTAAAACAGAATAATAAGGATACATCTCATTTCAGTTATAAAAGGATTAATCATTTTAGGGAATGGTGCAATCAAGTGCAAGGAAAAGAGAGCACGGATATTCCCAATGATGTATTTGAAAAGATTTTGAATGAAATTAAAAAAGAGAAAATTATGGATACGAAAAAAATAACATATTCAAAGATGAGGGAAATATTGAAAAGATTGAGAATTAATAAATATTATGAACATATCAATTATATTATTAATCGAATTAATGGAATTCCTACTCCACAATTTTCAGCAGAATTAGAAGAAAAATTGTGTTCGATGTTTAGAGATATTCAAGGACCCTTTTTAAAACATTGTCCAAAAGATCGCAAAAATTTCCTATCTTATAGTTATGTTTTATACAAATTCTTTCAAATATTAGGACTGAATGAATATTTGAAATTTTTTCCTCTATTAAAAAGTAGAGAAAAATTATACATTCAAGACCAAATATGGAAAAAAATATGTGAAGAATTGAATTATAAAATTATTCCATCCCTCTAAACACCGAAGCCAATTAGACGGAAACCGGCACCAAGTCCAACACCTTGACGAGTTCCAGCAGCTATGGAAGGTGAAACGATGTCGAAGATGGAGAATAAACAAGCGGCGGTTAAGGCAATCATCCATATTTCACTGAAGCGTAATTTATGTTCAGGTAAAATATACGCAGCTAAAGCAACAACCATGGCTTCTATGGCGTATTTTAATAAACGCATAATTGCCTCCCAAATATCGAAACTATAAGTTGGCTGATTCATACTATTATAATAATAACATTTTTTATTTTTATTAAAAATAAAATTATATAAG